TAATAAAAGCAATGTAGCTTTACAAGCAATTGGTAGAAGTTCTTGGGGTAAGTCAGATTTTGTTGTCGGTGTTAGTAATGTAAATAATAATAGCACATCTTATGAGCCATTAGATACTTATTACCAAAGAATGCGAATTCCTTGTGATAGTTTCACTCAATTTTATGGAACATATGGGAGCGGTTCATTAGGTGCTTATTATTATGGTTACGGAGCGACTGGTAGTTATTACACTATGTCTTGGAATGTTTGTACTAAACATAATGGGGTTATATGGGCTACATCTTATTTTATTAACTCAAGTGACAGGGATATTAAAAAGGATATTGAAGAACTTAAAGATGATGAATGCTTACAAAAAATATTATTATTGAAGCCATCAAAATATAGGTATATTGATGAAACCAAAAATATCACGCCCAATAAAACTTATGGCTATATTGCCCAAGAAGTCGCGGAAGTATTACCAGAAGCGGTACGCTATCAAGCTGAATACATTCCTAACGCATTATGCTTTGTTAATATTGATAATGATATTTTAACTATTGATACTACAAGACCTGATTCATATACGATAATATTAAGCGTAGGATTAAAAATAAAATTATTTGATGATATTGATAATGAAATATTAGCAGAAATTACCGAAATTATTGATGAGAATACTTTTAAAATTAATCAAGAATTGAAATATGAAAAATTATTCTTATACGGAAGCCTTAAGGAAGACTTTAATGTTTTGGCGAAAGAATATATTAATGCCGTTCATGTAAGTGCTACGCAAGAATTACACCGAATCATAACAAAACAGCAAGAAAAAATAAATGAATTGGAAACTAAATTAAATAATGTATTAGCTCACTTAGGATTGTAAAATTAAAATATTATAATATTATAAATAATGTTTTTATTAGTTACAAAACAAGACGATGAAATGTGTAATGTTATTAAAAATTTACTTTTTAGCAAGAATATACCTTATTACGAAATTAAAAATAATGATTTACCAGACCATTTTATTAATATTTTATTAACAAGATTTGAATTTTATCCTATGCTTTTAGAAATAAAACAATTTTTATCTCCTAATGAACAAATGAGTTTTATCCGGAATTATAATAATAAATTTATTATTTAGATGAAAGACGATACTTATTATTTACACCAAACACCTAAAAGTTTAGCAAAAAAAATTATTGAAAATATTGATTGGAAAAATAATGAAAATGTTGTTGAACCATTTAAAGGCGAAGGTGCTTTTTATGACCAACTACCAGATTATGTTAATAAAAGTTATGCTGAAATTGAAGAAGGTATAGATTTTAGAGGTATAGATTATAGTGATGTTGATACTATAATAACAAATCCACCTTTTAGATTAGAAAGTGATAATGGTCGTAAAAATGCTTTTTTTGATATATTATTATATTTTGCTAAAACAAAAGTTAAAAGAGTTATATTTTTATGTAATGATTATTGCTTTGGTAGTTTAACACCTAATAGACTTTTAAAATTAAATAATGAAGGATTATATATTCATTCTTTAACAACTTGCTCTATTAAAAAATGGCGAGGTAGATATTATGTTATTACTTTTACAAGAGAACCAAATATATTTTTTAATTACTTTTTAGAAAATTTTGATTGATGAGATTTATAATACAAATAATTATCATATAATGGTGCTTTATCATATGATACTTCATTATTATCATTATCAATAATCTCTTCAGTTTGTTCTTTGGATGAAATAATATTATATAATTTATCTAATTGATTTAATTTATACCAAGCTTCTCTTGGTATTTTTTTATTTATATATTTTTGTATTTTTTTAGATGAATAATGAATTAATTCAAAATCAGTATAATATCCTTTATTTTTATTTTCTATTATTTTGAAATAAGTACTCATTGGTAAATTGCGAATTACAATAAGATATTCACTTTTGTTATCTATTATTATTGTATTGTCATATGAATCTTTAAGAAGTTCAATAACTTTATTATTATTTTTTTCAGATAGTTTTAGTGTTAATTTCTGTACTCCATTATATTTTTTTGACATAAAAATACTATCTCCTTTCAAGAACTTTGATTCAAAATTGATTACATAAGTATCATCCATTTTTATTATATATAATATAATAAAATCTTAAGTATTTTATATACATAACCTTATCAAAATGATTATTTTCACTACTAAAAATATTAATTATTCGGTTTTGATGAGGTTGATGATGACGAGGTTTGTCTGTAGGTCGGTTATATATGACATTTTAAAAAAAAATAAATTTAAATTCAAATAATTTTTTTTTATTTTTATTTTATGAAATTTCTATTTATGATATTAACCTCATCAACCTCATCCTTACTATATTATTATATTATATATTAGTATTATTATTATCATAATAGTCATAATAATAGTTAAAAAAAAGATGATGAGGTTTATGATGAGGTTATGATGAGGTGATGAGGTTTATAAACTATTGAGTAAGAATCTTCATATAATCATCAAATACAGATTTATTAAAATAGGTATTATTATGAGTATCTTTCCATATCCCTTTTTTATTTTTTATTTTAGATTCAATTGTTTTACCTATTTTAGATATTTTAATACCAAATTGAATTGTATTACAATCAAGTTTAATATTATTTTCACTACACCATTCACTAAATAGAATAAATAATTCTTTATTATTAATTTTAATTCCATCTTCTGTAGTATCCTTCAAAAAATCAGTTAAAAAGTATATAAATTTACATCTGTTTGCTTCTCTAACTTCTAAAGATATTTTAGTAATCGGTTTACATTTTTGGAAATCACAATTTTCAACATAATCATGACATTTCCATTCTAATAAACCTTCATAAATCTTTTTTAAAGCATAAGGGTTATTTACAATATATTTATAATAATCAATAAAGAATTTTTCATCATCGCAATAATAAGAACTACATTCCGCTTGAAACCATCTTCTTTTGCTTTCGTCACTATTTTTAATAACATTAACATTGTTTGTAGTCATATCGTAATCTGCAAAATTGTCAATATCATATGCTTGAATACCTTTAGGATTAATATGTAGTTTATTTTCAGTAACTCTTGTTTTCAAAGTTTCACTATTTTCAAAGTTAGTAACACCACCAACTTCATTAACACAAACTAATAATTTTTCTTTCTCAACTGTAGAATGATCTTTATACAATTGTTTAGCAGATTGTAATTGGATACCATATTCACCAAAAATAGAGTAAATAGTTTCAATTAAAGTAGATTTTCCAATACCCTCTGGTCCATATATAACAAAACATATTTTAGTTTTTAAACTGGGATTTTGTATTCTATAAGCATATCTACTAATAATATAATTAGCTTCAATTTCAACTGGGAAAAGATTATGAACAAATTGTTTAAATTCATCAAAATAGTTTCTATTTTTAATTGGACATAAATCTTCATCATCACATTCAGCAATTTTAAAACCTCTCCAAGTATTTAATTGATATTTATCATCACATATGCTCGGTGGAGGTTTCCAAACAATTTCATCAAATTTTCTAACATCTTTATCTATTAACCATTTATGTATAAATTGTATTTGGATTTTCTTTTTAGTTTTTTTATCAATATGATAACAAGCAATATGAGAATGACTTTCTCTAGAATTTTTAGTATTCTGCATATAACCAGTTTCAGTATTAATAATACAAGGTGGATATAAGATTTTAGCAAATTTCTTTTCAAACTCATTTTTAACATCGTAATAAGGTAAAACTGATTCATCTATATCATCATCATCATCAATAAAATCATTATCTAAATCCACTTCATTATAATCATCAGGAATTTCTAGTTTATTATTCATTTGTTTAAAAACTAAAGGGATATCAAAACCAGTTTTATCAAAAGTGTATTTTCTAATAAGGTCAAGTGTATCATCATTTATATTTGATTTTTTTTCTAGTTGAAAACCATCAAAAATAAGAGATACGATATACCAAGATTTATAAGAAGTGATAATTTTGTTATCAATACAATATTCAATATATGATTCTAACATAGTATTTTCAACAACTTGTAATATTTTGCTAACAGTTTTACCAATATAATTATATTTAGAGGTACGTTTTACTTGTTTGAAAATATCAATATATTCATCCATCTCAACCATTTTATGCATACAAGGCATCAATTCTAAACTTAATTGTTTAATAAAATTAGTTTTATAAATTTTTCCATTAAGAGAAGATATAACATGTCTTTTAGCATCATCTCTATCACAATTTTCTTCTTGCATAACAATTTTATAACATTCTTCTCTTTGATTAATAATTTTTTCAAGGGTTGGAGATTTTAAATCTAATTTATCAACAAAATGCTTCATAATATTGATATGACTATTAACCTGGTCTATATCATACCATAAATCATCACATATAGTATGTCTTACAATACCACATAACGGTGCTAATCCAATAGATCCTTGAGCATACCATCTACCAATATTATTTGAGTTAGAACCTTTAACATATTGGACAGGTATAAATCCATATTCACTATTTGGAATACAAATACATTTTTTTATGATATTTTTCATTAAAGTCCAAATTGGAACTTGTTTATCTTGATCTTTATGTCTTTTTTGACTTTCAATTTTTTCTTTATATTTATCGGGATTTTTTAAAATGTATTTTAATTTAACAATATTAATTTTTTCATAAAACACCTTATCCTTAATTTCAAACATCCTATATATATTATATTCTATTATTAATTTATCTTATATTTTATTCTTTAAGTATTTATACTTAATAAAAAAAAATAATCATTTATTTTTTTATACCGACATATTTTTAACGATTTCATCATATAATTTTGATTTTCTTAAAAGTTCTTCTTTTATTAATTTATATTTTTCTTTATTTCGTTCAGCATATCTTTTAGTTCTTTGATTCAATTTTAATCTATAATTTTCGGCATATTCGGGATCTTTTTCACATCTTGCTTTATGATATTTATTCTGATAATCATTTCTTTTAATTCTATCTTGTTCTAATTCTTCAGGTGTTTTAATTTTTTTAGGTCTTCCACGAGTTTTTTTAACAATATCATTAATTTCATTAATAATTGTAGTATCTACCATATTGTTCTAATATATATATAGATAAATCTTTAAGTATTTTTCACATAAAATAATAATCATTTTTTTTTTTAAATTAAAATCTAATGTAATATTAAAATGAAAAAAAAAAATAAAAAAAAAATTATAAAAGATA